TACTTCAGGAAACTCAGGTAACAACGGTAACAACGGTACTTCAGGCTCTTCAGGTACTTCAGGTACTTCAGGCTCTTCAGGTACCTCAGGAAACTCAGGTAACAACGGTAACGACGGTAATGATGGTACATCAGGAAGCTCAGGTACCTCAGGAAACTCAGGTACTTCAGGCTCTTCAGGTACCTCAGGAAACTCAGGTACTTCAGGTTCATCAGGTACCTCAGGAAACTCAGGAAACAATGGTAACGATGGAAACAATGGTACATCAGGTTCATCAGGAGCATATGGTGGTGTTCCATTCCAATTCTCTACTGGAACAAGTAATCTACCAGCTAACGGTAAAGTCCAATTTAACAATTCTAGCCTAGGAAGTGTAACTATTATATACATTAGTACTACTAACTCTGATGGTATAGGTACTACAGATTTTTTAAGTGATTTTTCTAAAGGAATTATATACCTTAAATCAGCTAATGGTTCTGATTCTAGTATAATTACAGCTAATGTAACAGCGGTTGCTCAAGGTGCTAATGCGTCTGTATATAATTTTACTGTAAATAATGTTGTAGGTTCTACCTTTACAAATAATGAAAGAATAAGTTTAATATTAGCCCCTCAAGGTGATTCAGGTACATCAGGCTCTTCAGGTACCTCAGGAAACTCAGGAAACAATGGTAACGATGGTAACGATGGTTCATCAGGCTCATCAGGTACATCAGGAAACTCAGGAAACGATGGTAATGATGGTTCATCAGGTAGCTCAGGTACATCAGGAAACTCAGGTAACGACGGTAATGATGGTACCTCAGGTAGCTCAGGTACATCAGGAAACTCAGGTAACGATGGAAACGATGGAAACGATGGTACCTCAGGTAGCTCAGGTACTTCAGGAAACTCAGGTAACGACGGTAACGACGGTAATGATGGTTCATCAGGCTCATCAGGTACTTCAGGAAACTCAGGAAACGATGGTAACGATGGAAACGATGGTACCTCAGGTTCATCAGGTACTTCAGGAAACTCAGGAAACAATGGTAACGATGGAAACGATGGTACCTCAGGCTCTTCAGGTACCTCAGGAAACTCAGGTAACAATGGTAACAATGGTACCTCAGGTTCATCAGGTACTTCAGGTAATAGCTTTAGTATTACATCAGCTGCTGCCAATACAACCTACCGCGTTATTATGGCAGATGGATCAGGAAATACCATATATAGAGATGGTGCTAATGAATTAGATTATGTAACAGGTACTACTGCTCAAGAGTTAAGGGTAGGTGGTGATGTTATCGCATATTATTCATCAGATAAAAGGTTAAAAGAAAACATTGAACCTATTATATCTGCTTCAGCTAAATTATCTCAATTAGGAGGTTATACATTCGATTGGAATGAAATTAGTGGTAAAACCGGTACTGAAATTGGTGTAATAGCCCAAGAAATTGAAACCCAATTCCCAGAACTAGTAACTACTAGAAAAAATGGATATAAAGCTGTTAAATACGATAAATTAGTAGCAGTATTAATTCAATCAAATAAAGAATTACTTGAAAGAGTAGAAGCTTTAGAAAAAGAAGTTTATAAAAAATAAAAAGTAAGTAGGGGGGCTAGTCCCCCCTTCATACATTTAGTTACAACTAAAAATATAAAGTTATATATGAAACAACCTAAAATATTTGGACATGGTCCTTATGTAGGCACTACAGGATATAGTAATCACACCCGTGATTTCTTTAGAGGTATTTCAAATCATTTTCCTTTAAAATTTAGAAATTTTACTGTAGGTAAAAGTTGGGATGGGATGAGTGATGAACCTCATAATAATGAATCCTATCTTACAAATTTAGATAAAAAAATACTTCATACTCAAACTGTTTTTAATAATAAACAAGAATTAGAAGATAAAAGAATGTATTCTTCTTTTGGAGAAGATTTTAATCATAATCTTAATCTAATATTGATGGAAACCAACCATCACTATTTCTACCAGAATTATAAAGGTCCTAAAATTGGTTATAATGTATGGGAATCAACCCTACAACCTGAAGGATTTTTTAATAAATGGTGTGAATTTGATCAATTATGGGTTCCTTCCAAATGGCAAGCTCAATGCACCATAGACCAGGGTGCCGATCCTAATAAAGTAAAAGTAGTCCCTGAAGGTGTGGATGTAGACACATTCTACCCAGAAGATCCACAAACAACATTAGATTATGTAGATGGTAGGTTTAAATTTATTCATTTTGGACGTTGGGATTATAGAAAATCTACTAAAGAAATTATTGAAGCCTTTTTAAATGAATTTACCCCATCAGAACCCATAGATTTAATTCTATCTATTGATAATATGTGGGGTAAAGATATGGACGGTTTTGAGACTACAGAAGAACGTTTAGAGCATTATGGATTTACTGATGAGCGTTTAAAAATCAAACATTTCCCTTTACGTGAAGATTATATCACATATTTAAAAAATGGTCACGTATTTTTATCATGTGCTAGGGCTGAAGGATGGAATTTACCATTAATTGAAGCCATGGCTTGTGGTACCCCTTCTATATACTCAGCTTGTTCAGCACAAATGGAATTTGCTAAGGGTAAAGGTTTACCTGTAAAAGTAATAGGTGAAAAATCTACTCAAAATAATTCGTATGGTAGATACGATAAAATGGTAGGGAGTACTAATATTCCTGGTAACTATTACGAACCTGATTATAAAGATTTAGGTCGTGTAATGCGCGATGCTTTTGAAAATTATACAGATCATAAAAAACGTGCTATAGAAGAAGCTAAAATCATCCACCGTGATTTTAATTGGGAAAAAGTAGCAGAAATAGGTAGAGATACTATTCAAGAATTTATGGATAATTATGTAGCCCCTCCGATAAAACCTAATGAAATTTTAATTTCATATTTAGATGGTCCTAAAGTAGAAATAGTAGGAGATGAAGATAAAGAATATTTAGTAGAATTTATTAATAGTGATACTAATGAAATTCTTCATAAAACTACTACGAAAAATAATATGTGGGTTACTTGTAATAAAAAATATTACATCCCATGGATTATTAAAATCAATGGTAGAATTGTAGATACTTTAGATTTAAATAATAAGGAAATTTTAATTACTTTAGAATCGAAATCAATAGGTGATACTTTAGCTTGGGCTCCTTATGTTGTAGAATTTGCCAAAAAACATAATTGTAAAGTTATATTTTCTACTTTCCATAACAAATGGTTCCAGGGATTAAATACTTATAAAGATATTACATTTATCCCACCAGGTACTTCAGTTAAATGTGATGCCGTTTATAGAATTGGATGGTTTAAAGAAAATGGAAAATGGGAAGCTTTTGATAAAAACCCAACCCAAGTTAATTTAATACCTTTGCAACAAACAGCAACTGATATTTTAGGGTTAGAATTCCAAGAATTAAATTATGGGGTTAATTTTAAACCATCTAAACGTCCAATAAAAAATAAATATATTTGTATAGCACCTCGCGCAACTGCTGGATGTAAAGAATGGCCTCATGAATATTGGACTCAATTAGCAAAACATCTAAATGAATTAGGGTATAAAGTAGTAAATATATCTTATGAGGGTTTTCAAAGTGATTTTATTATTGATAAACCTAAATTATCTTGGAAAGACACTTATACCTATTTACACCACGCTGAATTATTTATAGGATTAAGCTCAGGTTTATCATGGTTTAATTGGGCTTCAAATAATCATACAGTAATGATTAGTGCTTTTACTGAAGATAATCACGAATTTACATCCAATGTCACACGTATATCTAGTAAAGCATGTTTTCCTTGTTGGAATAATAAAAACTTTATGTTTGATGCTGGTGATTGGGATTGGTGTCCTATATGGAAAGGAACAGATAAACAACATATTTGTCACAAATCAATTTTACCTACTAAAGTTATTACAGAAATAAAAGATTTATTAAATAATAAAAAATAATATAATATTTATAAACATGAAAAAAGTGTTATTAGAAAAAAAAGAGTTAGATACTATTAAAGAAATTCAACAAACTGAATTAAATTTAGTAAACCAGCTAGGAAATCTTGAATACCAAATCCAAACTTTACAGTTACAAAAAAATGATTTGAATACTGAAATTGTTAAATTACAATCCAAAAGTCAAAAATTTGGTGATGATCTTCAACAAAAATATGGAGATGGAAACATTAACATAGAAACAGGAGAGTTTACAAAAATAGATTAATTTTTGATTCTCTCTTAAATATTTATAACAAAATAATAATTCTAACACAATGGCAGAAACATTAATATCACCCGGTGTATTAGCAAGAGAGAATGACCAGTCATTTATTACGCAGCAACCTGTTCAAGTAGGAGCTGCTATCGTTGGTCCTGCGGTTAAGGGTCCAGTAGAGGTACCTACAGTAGTTACATCTTATAGTGATTATCAAAACAGATTTGGAACTACATTTGATAGTGGTAGTGAAGTATTTTCTTATTTTACTTCAATTGCTGCTTATAATTACTTCAACAATGGTGGTAACACTTTATTAGTTACTAGAGTAGTATCAGGCTCACTTACAGCATGGGATTATGCTGAAGCAGAAGTTGCTGCTTCAAGTAGTGGTACTTCATTTACTTTAGAAGCTATTGATAAAGGTGTTATTTTTAATAATACAAGTTCAGTTACTTCAGGTTCATTAGATTCAGGCTCAGTAGATAACGTAAGATGGCAAGTAGTTGCTCGTAATGAATCATCAGGTACTTTCTCATTAGTAATTAGAAGAGGTGATGATAGAAATGATAATCCAATTGTTTTAGAAACATGGAATAATTTATCATTAGATCCTAACTCGGATAACTTTATTTCTAGAGTAATAGGTGATACTAAATTTAATTATAACTCAACAGAAAATTATTTAGAAATCTCAGGTTCATTCCCTAACGCTTCTAGATATGTAAGAGTAAAATCTGTAAGCAAAGCAACCCCAAATTATTTAAATAATGGTGGTGACCCAAAATCTGAATATACAGGTTCAATCCCTGCACTAGGTTCAGGCTCTTATAATGGTTCATTTAGTAGTGGTGAAGGTAAAAACATCTCATCATATTCTGCTGGTGGTAATTACTATGGTAAAGCAGGTACAAGTTCAGGAGCTACAACAGGTGTAACTCAAGGTTTAATAGGTAGTGATTATGATAATATGCTTGATTTATTATCAAACCAAGATGATTACCAATTTAATGTCTTATTAACACCGGGGCTATTTGATAAAGTTCATGCTTCTCAAACAACAACAGCAATTAACAATACACAAACAAGAGGAGATAATATTTATGTTTTAGATCCTGTAGTATATGGTTCAACTATTGTTAACGCTACAGGTCAAGGTGATGCTAGAAATACCTCATACGCAGCTATGTACTGGCCTTGGTTACAAACATTCGAACCAGATTCAGGTAAAAATGTTTGGGTACCAGCATCAACAATGATGGGGGGAGTTTACGCATTTAACGACAGTGTAAGCGAGCCATGGTTTGCTCCAGCGGGTATCAACAGAGGAGGATTAACTAACGTAATTCGCCCTGAAAGAAAATTATCTCAAGGTAATAGAGATACTTTATATGAAGCAAATATTAACCCAATTGCATCATTCCCTGGAACAGGAACAGTAGTATATGGTCAGAAAACATTACAAAAACAAGCTTCTGCGCTTGATAGAGTAAATGTTAGAAGATTATTAATTGCTCTTAAATCTTATATTGGACAAGTTGCTCAAACATTAGTATTTGAACAAAATACAGCAGCTACAAGAAATAATTTCTTAGCAGCAGTAAACCCATATTTAGAAACAGTTCAACAAAGACAAGGTTTATATGCTTTTAAAGTAGTAATGGATGATAGCAATAATACTCCGGATGTAATTGATAGAAACCAATTAGTAGGTGCTATTTATTTACAACCAACAAAAACAGCTGAATTTATTTACTTAGACTTTAACGTATTACCAACGGGAGCAACTTTCCCATCGTAAAAGTTTAGATAACAAATATTTATAATAGAATAAATTAAACAACAATGGCAGTATTAGATCCTAACGAAATATTTTTCACAGCGTTTGAACCAAAACAAGCAAATAGGTTCATCATGTATATTGACGGATTCCCAGCTTATACAATAAAAGGTGTAGGTGCTGTAACCTTATCACAAGGTACAGTAGCTTTAAACCATATTAATGTTCAACGTTTTGTAAAAGGCAAATCAACTTGGGGACCTATCCAGTTTACATTGTTTGATCCAATTACTCCTTCAGGCGCTCAGGCTGTTATGGAGTGGGTACGTTTACACCACGAATCAGTAACTGGTAGAGATGGTTATTCAGATTTCTACAAGAAAGACTTAACATTTAACGTATTAGGTCCTGTAGGTGATGTAGTCTCAGAATGGATTATCAAAGGTGCTATGATTACAGAAGCTGGTTTTGGCGAATATGGTTGGGATACAGAAAATACTGCTATCAACTTAACAATGACAGTTCAACCAGATTATTGTATCTTGAACTTCTAAAAAAATCAATATTTTTATAAAGAGAGCTTGGCTTCGGTTAAGCTCTTTTTTATATTCATATGTATACACGATAAACGTTATAAAATAAAATATGAGTTTTAACTTACCAACAGAAACAATCGAATTACCTTCAAAAGGTCTATTATACCCTGAAGGTCACCCATTATCAAACGGTACTATTGAAATTAAATATATGACTGCTAAGGAAGAAGATATCCTTACTAATCAAAACTATATTCAAAATGGAACTGTATTAGATAAATTATTAAAATCATTAATTATAACTAAATTTGATTATAATGATTTAGTTATTGGTGATAAAAATGCTGTAATGATTGCTGCTCGTATTTTAGGATATGGAGCTGAATATAAATTTACTTATAATGGTGTAGAAGAAATTGTTGATTTATCGGAAATTGATAATAAACCTTTAGATGAATCTTTATATACTAAAGGACAAAATGAATTTACATTTACACTCCCCGCCTCAAATAATGAAATTACATTTAAATTTTTAACTCATGGTGATGAAGCTAAAATTAGTAAAGAATTAGAAGGGTTAAAAAGAATAAAAAAAGAAGAATCTCCTGAATTAACTACTCGTTTAAAATATATGATTACTTCTATTAATGGGGATCAAGAATCTAAAACTATTCGAGAATTTATTGATCAAGCTTTTTTAGCTCGAGATGCTAGGGCATTTAGAGAGCATATTTCAAAAATTCAACCAGACGTGGATTTAACTTTTTTTCCCTCCTCTTCAACAAAATCAATCTCTCTCCCAATTGGGATTAACTTTTTTTGGCCTGACGCCAATCTCGGCTAAACAATATAGATTAAATTTTCTAACTCAAATTCACGAAATTTGCTTTTATGGGCAAGGGGGGTATTCTTGGCCTGTAGTCTATGATATGCCTTTATGGTTAAGAAAATTTACTTACTCTAAGATTAAAGATCATTATGATAAACAATCAGAAATGATGAAAAAATCTAAAGAATCTTCTAATTCAAATTCTACTAACATGGTAAATTCGGATGGAACTGTAAAAATTCCTACAAAAAGCAGTTATAAATAATATTTATAACATATAAATAAATTATGGCAGCATCAGACGAAATTAAAAAATCCACAGCAGCAGCAAAAGAAACTCGAGAAGAATTAGAGGGAATTATTGATGCTGTTAAAAATATTGGGGTTAAACTTCAAGAAGCACTTGCTGATGCTATTGATGAGGCTCAAGGATTAGATGATGTTGGTCAAAAAGTAGCTAAAAGTTATGGAAGAGATATTGTAGGCGGACTTAAAAAAATGACTACAAGTTTTGATAAACAATTAGCTTTACAAGCTAAACTTAATAAAGGTCAAAACATATCTAAAGAATTAGCAAAAGAAAGAGAAAAACAAGCAGCTAGTGAAGCTGTAATTCAATCTAGAATTAATAATTTATCAAAAAATGATGTTGAGTTAAAGCAAAAACTCCAAAATGAGCTTGCTGAAGTTAAATTAAGAGGGGATGCTATTTTAGAAGGTTTAGAACAACAAAATACTAATCTAGTTGCTCAAAGAGGACTTGTAAGTAGTGTTGGTCAAAATGCTAAAGAATATCTTATAAGTTTAGATAAATCAGGATTAGCAGCTGAAATACTTGAAGGTAATTTAAGTGGAGCTCAATCAATGGCATTATTAGCTGAAGCGGCCTTAGTAGCAATTGCTAAAGCTACATTAGAAGGTAGTAATCGAATAGCTGAACTAGAAAAAAATCTAGGAATCAGTTACCAATCAGCATATAGATTACAGATAAGTTTTATAGCAACAGCTAATGCCTCAGAAAAGTTATTTATTACTTCTAAAGATATTTTAAAGTCATTTTCTGATATAGCATCTCAAACTGGGATTATTTCTGATTTTGGGGGTGATACACTAGTTACAATGACTGCTTTAACTAAACAATTAGGTTTAGGGGTAAAAGAAGCATCTCAATTATCATTATTAGCCAGAACACAAGGAGAAGATACTGAAGGTATTTTAGATAGTACTGTAGAAACTGTTAATGCTGTTAACAGACAAAGAAAAAGTGCTATTAGTGCTAAAGCAGTTTTAAATGATATATCTACTGCTTCTGCTTCAATTGTAGTGTCATTAGGAATGTCTCCTCAATTATTAGCTGAAGCTGCTACTGAAGCTAGAGCTTTAGGTTTAAGTCTAGAAGGAGTAGATAAAATCGCAGGTTCATTATTAGATTTTGAATCTTCAATTGAAAATGAACTAAAATTCCAGATGCTAACTGGTAAAGAAATCAATTTAGATAAAGCCAGACAATTAGCACTAGATAATGATTTAGCAGGACTTTCAGAAGAAATTGCTAAAAATTCTGAAATTACAGAAGCATTTGCTACAGGTAATAGAATTCAACAACAAGCAGCAGCCGATGCCTTAGGTATGTCTCGTGATGAGTTAGCTCAAATGGTAATGCAACAAGAGTTTTTAAACCTCTCCCAGGATGAATATATCGAAAAATTTGGAGAGCAATCATACCAACAAATGCAAGCTATGTCAGCTAGTGATAAGTTTGCTGCTTCAATGGAAAAAATTAAAGGAGTTATAACAGATATTGGTACCATATTTGCCCCTATAGTTGATTTGTTTGCTTCAATAGTTGGATATTTAGCTCAATCTGAGTATTTTGTATATGCTATTACTGGAGCTTTAGGAGCTATGGCTGCTAAAGCCTCTATTGCTGCTAGTAAATCTATTGTTAAAGCAGTAGCTGATATTTTTAGTGGTAGTTTTAAAATGAACCCAATTTTAGGTTTTGCTTTAGCAGGAGCCGGAGTTGGTGCTCTTTTTGCTGCGGTTAGTAAAGCACAAGCAGTAGAAGATGGTATTGCAGATTCTTCACGTGGTCCTTTTACTATTACCGATTCATATGGTAAAATGGCTATGACAGCTAAAGGTGATAACTTAGCAGTATCTCCTAATATTAATAAAGGTGGAGGTGGTGATAGTAAAATGTTATCTGTACTAGAACAAATAGCTCAAAAAGACTCAAATGTTTATATGGATTCATCAAAAGTTGGGTATGCTGAATCATTAAGTTATAGTAAACTATAAAATTTAATATTTATAACAAAACACAATATTATGGGATTATTAAATAAATTAACAAATAACGGTTCAAATTTAACTTCATTTAATGGGGCTACTCCTGCTAATATGCCTGGTGCGAGTGATTTATCACCTTTACATGATCAATACTCGATCAATGGTAACCCCAACCTGCAGAATAAACCACAACCTTCTACATTAGATTTAGATGGTTTAACTCCTCCTAAGTATACAGATAACTTACCAGGATAATTAAATGCCGTTAGTAGACTTAAAAACCGACCTTAGATCTCTAAGATTTGGCTCCCCTAACAATCCAGGAGATAGACCTGCTGGTGGGTGGAGTAATCAACCTTATATATCAACACCTATTGGAGCTGATTTTTTAGCTCCAACCCCTAATCGCTTTGCTATAGGAAATGGTAGTGATTTTATTTTAAGGGGTGGAGTAAGTGCTTTTGTAGATGCCTCTACAGATGTTGTAAGGTTAGGTAAAATGTTTACTGATATTAAATCTCCAAATGGTATACAATTTTTAGCAAAACAAAATCTCCTATCAATGACGGGAGTGAATATATTTGCTGGATATAATACTATAACAAGAATAGCTAATAGAGCAAGATTAAATGATGGTATTTATACTCCATTATCTACATTTTTAGCAGCAGGTCCTATAGGAAATCTTATTGGTGGTCACCCATTAAAACAAGGTTCAGACCCAACTGGAAACAATATAGCATTTAGTAGACCTCAATATACTAATTTAGTTAATAGATCCAACCCAGTTTTAAGAAATAATTCAAGACTTTTAACCCTTGATAAAAAATTTGTTCGACAACAAACATTTGGTCCTTTATTCTCTTATTTAGGGGGACCCAATGCAGGTGCTGATGTTGCTTCTATTAATACTATTATTAGTTTTGCTAAAGATGGTACTAGAACAGGTATTAATAACCCATTATTTACAGGTGATCGCCCATTTTTCTTTGGTAAAGGAGGAGCTACTCTTACTAATACTGAATTAAATAAATTAAGTAATAATTCATTTAGGACAACAGGTAAAGCTGTAGATTTTAGAAGAAAAATCACTTCTAAAGTTATTGGTATTACACAACATGATATAGCTAGAAGAAATGGTACTTTAACTAATGCCCCAGGTTATAACCTGAAAAACTTTGAAAAAAGAGTAAACGCCGGTAACCCAGGTAATCCCTCGCTTAATAGAAGTAACTATTCTTCGGGTGCTATAGACCCTACAACAGGTAAAACAAATGTAGTAAATAAAATTAATGCATTGTATATGTACAATGCTGATAATGTTACACAACAAAATGCTGCTGTAAATGATTTTGTTAAATTTAGATTTGCGGTAATTAACCCAGATAATCCAAAACGAAAAACCTTTGTTCACTTCCCAGCTTTCTTTGATGGTGCTATTAATGATAATATGGGTGCTAGTTGGGGTAGTTTTAAATATTTAGGTAGAGGTGAAGAATTCTTTAATTACGAAGGATTTACTAGAAGTGTAGGTTTTAGTTTCCAAGTAGTAGCTCAATCAAAACCTGAGTTATCTATAATGTACCAAAAACTAAATTATCTTCAATCAACTCTAGCACCAAATTTTAGTGAAAATGGGTTTATGAGAGGTAATATTCATCAATTAACTATTGGTGGTTACTTTTTTGAACAACCTGGTGTAATTACATCTTTAAGTTATACAATGCCTACTGATTCCCCGTGGGAAATAAGCATTCCTTCATCGAACCAATCCACCGCCAATATAGGTGGTAACACGTATAGAGATCCCGCAGTAAAAGAATTAACTCACATTATTAATGTTTCTGTTGAATTTAAACCAATTCAAAGATTCTTACCACAAACTATAGGTTCACCTTTTGATACTACAAATAAAGATGGTATATTTGGTAAAAATAATATTAAACAAAAATTTATACAATTAGCTAATGGGACAGAAGCAAATCAAAATTTATATGATTTAGGAGTTCCTAATGCTGTAGTAATTCCAAATCCTCAGGAATCTTTACCAGATTTAGCTATTAGTGAAGTTGAACTTGAAGAAATCCCTGAAGAAGATGATTTTGAATTTATAGATATTTTAGGTCAAAGAAGGGCGGCAGAGGCAGAAGAAGCATATACTAACGAGATATTTAATCAAAGATTTTAATGGGTAGATATAGTAATACATTAATTAAAAAAAACGAAGAAGGTAGACGCTATTACATTAGTAATAGATACGTTGAAATTCCTCGTAATGATAATGATCTGTATGTTATTACTACTGATGAAGATAGATATGATATATTAGCTAACCAATATTACAATGATGCTAGCTTTTGGTGGGTAATATCTTCAGCAAACCCAGAATTTGTAGGTTCTATATATCCTCCATCGGGAGTTCAGATAAGAATACCTGGCAATTTATCTTTTGTGTTAAATGCTTTAAATATAAATGAATAAGTTATGGCAAATAATAATTTCGAAGGTACTAATTTACTAGGAGGACCTTTTAAACCTTACGTAGACAAACAAGTTGCTCAAAGGCAAGAACGTTTAGGTAAAATTGAAAAAGATAACCAAGAGATTGTTTGGCAAAACGCTAAATCTGCCTATATAGCATTAGCTTCTTCTGTTAACATTGAAAACACAAAGTATGAAGTGCAAACCTTTGCAACCCCTTCTCCAGTAGCTCCACCAACTACTTCTACTACTACAAATGTACCTACTGCAGCAGCCCAAGCTCAATCCGCAGGACTACAGACTACTATTAGCGAATACGATGATGGTACTAAACGCCTTCAACAATTAGGTTTAGGAAGCTCAGATAGGTTTTTAGGTAACACATTAGCCAATAATATAGTATTATTTGGTGGTACTGCTTACTTTGAAGTCAACTCTTCAGGCTCATATTCAAACCCATATTATCGTTCGGGTTTTGCAACATATAAGACTGTATTAAATAGTTTTGCTTATGGATTTGGTGGAACTAGTTTTGGTATGAGTGCTATGCCTGGTATAACTTCTTTTAATATTAAGTCCCGTAATATGGGTTCTTTAAGAGAAGCCTCAGTAACTATTAGAGCTAATAACAAAACCCAATTTTCCCTTATTGATAGTTTATATTGTAGAATTGGTTATTCTATGTTTATAGAATGGGGTAATTCTATTTACTTTAATAATAATGGTAAATATGTTTCAAATCCTAATGCTGAAGGTGTAACAAGTTTACTACCTGCATTCCTCTCAGGTAAAAATGGTAATAAAGTTATTAGTGATAATCCCAATCAATTTTTAGAATTGATAGAAAAACGTAGAGAAAAATCTAATGGTAATTACGATGCATTTTTTGGTAAAGTAAAAAACTTTAGTTGGGAGTTTAATAAAGCTGGTTATTATGAAATTAGTTTATCTTTAATTAGTCAAGGAGATATAATTGAAAGTTTAAATATTGATGGTCAATATGGTGGGACTTCTACAAACCTTTCAGGAAGTGGAGCTAATCAACCACAACCAAATGAAACTTCTGCTTTAACATCTTTTTTAACCACTGCTGCTTCACCTTCCTATATATCTAGACAAGTAAATAATGCTAGTTCCGCAGCTAGAACAGGTGCTGGAGCAACGGGTGTAAATAACCCAGTTATAAAAAAGGAACAAGTCTCAAAAATAACTTTAGTCCCAGCAATTAACCAAACACTTACAGGGGTGTTTGGTGGACCCCCCACCCCGGGTTCAACATCCTCACCTTCTGATACGATTGCATCTTTAAATTATACTCGATTAGAAAGTTCTGTAGGGAAAATTGTTAGTGCTACTGCCACTTTTGGTTCTGAAAACCCCTATTTTTATGTACGTTTAGGAGATATTTTAGATTTTATTAAAGACAGATTATTAGTATATTCTTCAGAAGGAGATAATGAAGCTCTTTTAGATATAGATACTGATACAAATAAAAATATAATGTACACCCCAGGTATAAATGTATCTGCTGATCCTTCAAAAGTAATGGTTAGAACTAGTTTACCTTACACTAAGGCTGAACTAACTACAATAGCTAATAGTACAACAGATTGGAATAATAAGGTAAACCAAGGTAGTGTTTTTTCTCTAACAGGAAAAGCAGAATTAGAGTTTTGGGAATCTAGTGTAAATCCAAATACCCGCCAACCAGGATTTTCTTTACATGGGAAGATAATGAATATTTATTTTGAGTATCAATATCTTATAGATGCTATTAAAAATTTAAGAAATGAACAAACTGGAACCATTAGTTTATATGATTTTGTAGATGAATTATGTCAAACTGCTAATAGTTGTTTAGGTGGAGTTAATAAACTTACTATTAGATTAGAAGATGATAAAGTAATGAGGATTTATGATCAAAATCCTATTTACGGTACTCAAAATGTTAAAAATTCTATTATTAATCTTTATGGAATAAACCCAACTCTTAATTCTTCAGGATCCGTAGTAGGAAGAGATGGTAGTTTTGTAACAGACTTTAATATTAAAACAGAATTAACTAATGACTTTGCTACTCAAGTTACAATTGGGGCACAAGCTCAAAGTAATAACGTAGGATCAGATACTACAGGTTTATCATCATGGAACTCAGGATTAAAAGATAGATTCTTCCCAGAAAAAATAGATTCTTTAAGAAAAAATAATGGTACAACAGTTCCTACAACCGAAGAAAGAATTAATAAATTAAAAGATCAATTAAAATATCTTTGGTTAGGGTATGCTGAAGGAATCTTAGGACCTATAAGTGGTGGTACATCAATGGTACAAAGAAAAAATGTTTATTTATTTAAAAATTTTCCCACAACCCGATACTCAGAGTTTGTAAAATTACAAAAAGATTGGCTCCAAGAAATTATTAAATTAGAAAATGAAATTTTTAATAAAAACCAAGTAAAAGAAGATAAACAAACTTTAGGAACTAACCAAATAGGAATGCTTCCAATTAATATTTCTGTTACTATGGAAGGACTTTCTGGGATACGAATATATGATAAATTAGAAGTTGATACTAGATTCTTACCTAAATATTACCCCCAAACATTAATTTGGATTATTAAAGGTGTTTCACATGAAATCCAAAACAATAAATGGTATACTAAATTAGAAACTATAGCAGTCCCTAAATTACCAGAAACTCAAGATCTTAAAAATTTAACTTCTACATCATCCCAATTGACACCCCCTAACACAACCACAACTCCTGGTGTTGGATTAGATAGACTAAAATCTCTTATTGGAAAAAAAGAAAGTAATAATAAATATGAAATAGCTAATAATGGTATTGCTGGTGTCCTTTCAACAACTACCATTACAGATAAAACTATTGATAATTTATTAAATATTTATGCTAAACTCCCTTCAAGTAACCCCCAAAGAGTATTTGCTATGGGAAGAATGCAAATTGTACCTAATACATTAACCCGCGCATTGACAAAACCTTACGTTCAAGCAGCTGGTATTACTGGAAATAGTTTATTTGATTCTACAACTCAAGAAATTCTATTTGATTATTTACTATTTAGCAAACGACGTTCTCTTGGAGAATATCTAAATGGGACTAATTCTGGGACTTTAAATGATTTAGAACTAGCTATTAACCTTTTAGGATATGAATGGGCTTCATTCCCTGTATTAAAATCATCATTTGGTCACTTTACTAAATCTTTAAGTACAGATCCTAATTGGACTGGTGCTAATTTTGGTGGAAGTGCTGGTAATCCATCTAATAGTAGTCTTACAGTAGGTGAAGTAGCTGAAGTTTTAGTAAAAACTCGTCAAGAAATAACAGGAAACAATCCTTCATATATTTATCCTTAAAAAAATGTACTACCCAAAATCCCAAATACAAACTGGATTCTATAGTAATAATGATTTGGCTATATCTAGTACCCAAACCTCATATGTAGGTCCTTATTTTAAAACATCAGATGGTAACTTCTATACAGGTAAAGAACCAAATGATGGCCCTAACCAACTCCTTATATCTCTATCAGAATCTAATACAATTATTAATAATATAAATCCAATAAAAAACAGGGTAGAAGATCTAAGATTTAAAGGCACTAATTTAATATATAGTATTTTAAGTGAAGCATCTAAAAATGATCTTCCTTACACCCCAATCCCATATTTCCCTATCTTAACCCAAGATGATATTAATAATGGTGAATTTGTAAGATATTTTGCTAAAAAATCAAATCAAAATTTATATACTGAAATTGATGGTAATAATTTTTCTGAATCAGTATCTTCTAATTTATACATAACTTTTCAATTAGTTTGGGTTATTTCTGGAGAAAAAGAAACAGTTAAACAAATTAATGCAAAACAAGTTGCTTTTGTAGAGAAAAATTTGCAAATTATGGGTTTAGGAGAGTATTTAAAATTTAATTATCTTCAATTTTATCAAGAGTGATATTATAAAAAAAAGGTTGTATATTTAAATAAATGTTTTGGTTAATAGAAAATAAAGAACAATTTGAGGTTTTAAAAAATAGTGGTTTTAAAGAAGCGTTTGTAGAGATTATCTCAAATAATCCTTACCAACACCCAACACAAAACTCTATTATTGGCTTCTATGTAAGACCCATCCAAGGTCATAAGGGATACATTCTACCTATATCTCACCCCGAATGTGAAAATTTGTTTGAGGATGAGGTATATTTATATTTGAAAGGGTTAGAGACGATATATGTAAGAGACAAGAAAGAATTCCTACATTACACGATTTTAAAACAACTTGTAGATATAACATTAGGATCTCCTCCGTATATACCTCCAAAAACAACAGCTCATTCTACATTATATAGAAGATTCCCAGATTTACTTACGGTAAATCAACTCGTGCCAATTACTAAACATTATGAGGTTTGCGAGCAAGTATATGATGATTTGGAGCACCGTGTTAATACCGCGGTAAACCCGTTTTATAATGACAAGGTTACATTAGTGTTTAATGCCATAGAGCGTAATGGTATAAAAATTGATAAAAATGAATTTGAAAAACATTTCCACCCAGTTGAAAACGATGTTGTATACACTAGTTACAACTATAAAACACTTACGACAAGACCATCTAACAAATTTGGGGGAGTTAATTACGCGGCACTTTCACATAAAGACGGATCCCGAAAAAGTTTTATTCCACGTAATGATATTTTTGTCGAATTTGATATTAGTGCCTATCATCCTACTTTGGCTGCTATGCTTGTTGATTATGATTTTGGTAGCGGAGATATTCATCAATCCTTTGCGGATATGTATAAGGTTGATTACGCAAAAGCAAAAGAATTAACATTTAAACAGTTATACGGAGGAGTATTTGATAATTATAAAGATCTTCCGTTTTTTAAGGCAACATCTGAGTATATACGTACGACCTGGGAGACTTTTCAAACAGAAGGCGTTATTACTTGCCCTATCTCTAAATATGAATACAAACGTGATGTTTTAGAGAACATGAATCCGCAAAAACTATTTAACTATATTTTACAAAATATGGAAACGAGCTTGAATGTTGAAGTATTATTTCGTATATTCAAGTTATTGAAAGGTAGGAATACCAAATTGGTTCTTTACACATATGATTCATTTTTACTTGATGTAGATAATAGTGAATTAGAGGTATTAGAACAGATTAAACAGGTTTTTTATAAATTAAAGTTACAACTAAAAGAAAAAAATGGAATCAACTACGATTTTACCTAGATACGATTATATTTATGGGTTAGACACACATTCACCCCAAAATACAATTGATTTGAATAAT